AAGAAATTCAAGAATGCTATGCGACAGTACATCAAAGACAAGAAAGATGAAGACTTCCTCTTTCCAAGCCGAAACGGAAAGCACCAGCACATAAAACCTAACACAGCTTATAAAATCATCAAGAAAGCCGCTGAAGAAGTTGGTCTAGAAAATATAGCGACTCACTCGATGAGAAAAACCTTTGGCTTATTCATGTATGAGCAAACAAAGGATGTCGCTCTGATAATGGATCTATTAAATCATTCAAGCCAGAGCATTTCGCTTCGGTATATCGGAAAAAATCAAGATTCACAAGACAGAGCCATGACGAAATTTCAGGGCTTTTAATTTTTTTATTTTAACATCAATTCATTGTTTTAAGGTTATGATGATTTCATTTCTCGCATGCAAGATAAACGCTTGATAAAACTGAGTTAAAACTCATGTAGCGAGTTCACTAGAATATGTAAAACAAGGAATTGAGGGAGTAAAAATAGCGAGGTTTACAAAAGTATGTTAGGTTTGCTAAGCGAATGAATTGAGAAGATAAAATGCAAAGATGGACTATATGAAATCGCGAGGACGATTCATTGAAGATTGAAGTTTCAACTCGGGAACAACGAAACCAGTTTTACAATTCTAGCGAGTGGAGAACGATAAGAAGGCAAGTACTTAAGAGAGATCACTACGAATGTGTTTGGTGCAGAGAAGAAGGCAAGGTCACAACAGAGAACCTAGAAGTTGACCACATCAAAGAGCTTGAGTTCTATCCAGAGTACGCTCTTGATCTCGATAACTTAAGAACTCTTTGCAAAGAATGCCATAATAAACGTCATGGCCGTTTTCAATTTCGAGGATCTAAAAAAATGATTGAGAAAAATTTCAGAACAGATGAATTTTGGGGATGATAACACCCCCGGTCAAAAAAATCCAGTGTTTTTAAGGTTTTGGGAACCGGTGGGAGGGGTCAACTGTCCAAATTTTTAATAAAAAATAAAAGGGGGTGGGGGGTAATGGAAGAATACTCGGAAAAAAATATAAAAGAATTAGAAAATCAGCTACTTTCTAAAATCGGCTATTTTAGTCCTAGAAAAAAGGATGCGGTTCAGTATGAAAAAGTCAATCGCTATATCTATCTTGTCAAACTTCTCTATGAGCTGAAAGCTAAACTTCATGAAGACGGATTGGTCATCACTGTTCATAATGGGCAACAAAGATTCCAAAAAGCGAATTCTCTCATCAAGGAAATCAATACAACCAGCAATCAGCTTTTGGCAATTGAGCGATCGTTTGATTTTGAGGTGGAAAACTCGCCTGTTGAGAAAACTACGTCTGGAAGTGATCTGTTATGATTTCTCATCCGCTGGTTGATGACTACATCAAAATGGCCGAGAGTGGTGAAATTGTCGTCAACAAGGAAAGAAAGTTGCTGTTTAAAATCATCAAGGAGAAAATCTATCCTCGTGATGATTTGTATTTTGATAATGACCTAATTGAGAAATTCATTCTGTTTACGGAAAAGAACTTTTTTCCTTTGGCTAAGTATCAGCTTTTCTTAACTCCGTTTATTTTCCTTTTTCGGAAGGAAGATGGAGAACCACACTTCGATGAGTATCTATATACACTAGCTCGTGGTGGTGGTAAGAATGGTTTTATGTCTGCGAGGGATAATTTTTTTATCAGTCCTCTTTATCCAGTTAGGGATTATGATGTGACTATCACTGCCAATTCTGAGAAACAGGGCAAGGTTTCCTTTGAGGAGGTATATGAAACTATCCAAAGGCGAGGTCTTGAGGACCATTTCTATCTAACTAAAATGTCTATCACAGGTCGAGCGAACAACTCGGTCTTTTCTTTTCGGACGAATAATCCGAAGACCATGGACTCTGCCCGTGATGGCTGTCTTGAGTTTGATGAGATTCACCAGTTTGAAGATGATAAGGCTGTGAAGGTTCAAAGGTCGGGTCTTGGTAAGATTGCTCATGCTCGGACTTTCTACAACGGTACGAATGGCTATGTGCGTGAGGGATTCTATGACAAGCTGATAGAGAAGTCTATGCAAATCTTGAATGGAGAGGTTGATGATTTCAGGCTCTTTCCTTTCATCTGCAAGCTAGACAATGCGGACGAAGTAGATGATATGAAGAACTGGCCGAAAGCTAATCCGATGTTGGATGAAAGCACTCCTTATGCTAAAAGGTTGCTTGCTAGAACCAAGGCTGATTATGATGACCTTGAGCTGGAGCCGTCTGGCCGTCAGGAGTTCATGACTAAACGGATGAACCTTCCTGAAGCAGACCTTGAGAAAGATGTGACTTCTCGAGAAAAGCTAGTTGCTTGTTTGCGATCTCCTGGTATCGACTTGAAAGGCCGGTCATGTGTGGCTGGTTTTGACTATGCGAGCATCCGAGACTTTGCGAGCGTTGGTTTGCTATTTAAGAATGGTGATGAGTTCATCTGGAAGCAACATTCATTTGCTCGTAAAGCGTTTTTGAAAGCTTTTAAACTAAAAGCCCCTATTGAAGAATGGGCAGACAGAGGTTTATTTACAATTGTGGACGGTCCTAGTATTGATCCACGGCTTTTGATTGCTAAGCTTGTCGAATGGAGCAAACTTTACCAAATTGAACTTGTATGTGCCGATGGTTTCAGAATGGACTTATTGAAACCTCTTTTGGAAGAGGCTGGTTTTGAATATGAGTTCTTACGGAATCCAGGGGCTATCCAGTCTAAGGTTGCGCCAATTATCGAAGACGGATTTGCCAATGAGCGTTTTATCTTTGAGGGTGACAACTCAATGATTTGGTATACAGATAATACCTACGTCAAAGAGGACAAGGATGGCAATAAGCGTTTCTTGAAGAAAGAGCCCGTCAGAAGAAAGACAGATGGGTTCCATGCTTTGATAGCTGCTCTTTACAAGAGGGAGCTGGTGCAAGAGTCGAATGTTGGGGAATTCCTTGACATGCTCGATAGTTGGAATTTTTAAAGCATAAATTTTGGGTGGGTGGTCGGCAAAAATTAAAAGAAAGGAGGACGAACCTTGGGATTGCTGAATTTGTTTAAACGTGAAACACCAAATGCTAGCTTTGAATTTGAAGAGCTGGAGCGAATATTTGGGAATTTACAGTTAAAAAGTCTGGCTGTCGATAAGTCTGCTGAGTTTGTTGCTCGGATTTTTTCTAGGTCAGAGTTTAAGTATCTTGAAAAGGGAAAAACAAAAAAATCTGATTGGGATTACTTGTTAAATGTTAGACCAAATAAAAACGAGTCAGCTTCTGAATTTTGGCAAAAAGTTGTTTATCGTTTGATTACTAAGAACGAAGTTCTAATTTTTCTCACAGATGATGATCAGTTGCTTGTTGCAGATTCCTTTACACGAACTAAATATGCTGTTTATGACGATATATTTGAGTATGTATCTTGTAGGGGCTATACTTTTGAAAAAAGATTTAGGATGAGTGAAGTGATTTTCTTGCAATATAACAATAATCGATTGCAAGAGTATGTATCTGATTTATTTTCAGACTATGAGAAACTTCATACTCGTTTAGTCGAAGCTTTGGCAAGAACGAATCAAATCAGGGGAACTCTTAGTACGAGAACAAACGGGAGTTTCAATGATAAAATGCGAGAAAAACTTCAAGCCTATGCTGATGGACTTTTTAAGTCATTTAGCACCAAAACGATTGCGATTGTTCCATCTCAGGACGGAATGGAATACAGCGAGTTAACCAATACTACAGGAACTTCAAATATATCTGTTGAAGAATTAAAAAAACTCAGAAGACAGTTTGATGATGAAGTTGCTGATATATTGGGTATTCCAACAGCTTTGTTACATGGTGACATGGCTAATCTAGAGAATAGTCAAAAAATGTTCAATAGTTATTGTTTTCAGTCTCTTATTAAGAAGATGAGTGATGGTTTAAATTTTTCATTGCTAACAAGAAGAAGATATGACGATTTAAGCCGCTTTGTCATCGTAGGCGAAGGTCAAAGAGATAAATTTGCACTTGCTGAAAGCATTGATAAACTTATTTCGTCTGGCTCAATGTTGATTAACGAAGTTCGTGCTGAGCTTGGGTTAGAAGCTGTTCCATGGGGGGATAAACCTCTCATCACCAAAAATTATCAAATTGGTGAGCAAATAGAGAAAGGAGGTAAGAAAGAAGATGAAAGTAATTCCGATTAAGGGCACGATTGTATCAAATAATGACAGATGGCTTTACGATTGGCTTGAGTGGGACGCAACCGCTCCGAAAGATGTCGTCCTTCCTGATAGTGGGGAAGCGATTGAGGTTCATATTAATTCAGGCGGTGGTGATGTTTATGCTGGTAGTGAAATCTATACTGCTCTACGCTCGTATCCTGGTGATGTGACCGTGAAGATTGTCGGTATTGCAGCAAGCGCAGCAAGCGTGATTGCAATGGCAGGAGATACGGTTGAAATCAGTCCGACTGCCCAAATCATGATCCACAACGTTTCAACGCAAGTGAACGGAGACCATAATGCCTTGATTCATGAGGCCGGTGTGCTAGAAGGGTTTAACAAGTCTATTGCTAGCGCTTATGTCCATAAGACTGGCAAGGCTCTTGATGACTTGCTTGACTTGATGAACAAGACTACCTGGTTTGATGCTGAATCAGCTTTGAATCATGGATTTGTAGACAAGATTATGTTTACAAATGAAGTCGCTCCGACTTTGGTTGCGAGTGAAACTCCTATGATCCCAAGTGATTTTATCGAGAAAATGAGGTCAGCACTGACACCGGATATCGATAAAATTGCCGAACTGGTAGCTGAAAAGCTAGAAACTAAACTACCAGATATACAAATCGACAAAGAGGCTTTCGAAAATAGTGAATTTCTACAGAAGAAATTCAATTTTCCAGAAAGTCCAGAAAATAGTACAAACAAGGCTGTTCCTAAAGGGTTCGGTCTTTTTATGTTTTAAGAAAGGAAAAAACAGAATGACAATGACATTATCTAATCAATTTGAAAAACAACGTCAGGCATTTATGGATGCCGTTGCAAATGGTGCACCTCAAGAAGAACAAGCGAAGCTATATAACGAAATGCTTGAGTCCATGACCAATGAAATGATGGCTCAAGCTCGTGATGCTGCCCGTGAAGAAGTTTCTGCCTTGAATCCATACGATGCCAAGTTGACTGCTGAAGCTCGTGAGTTCTTCAATAACATTGAAAAAACTGCTCCTAAAGGAGTTGAAAAACTATTCCCTCAAGAAACAATCGACCGTATCTTTGAAGATATGGTTATGGCACGTCCACTCCTTCAACATATCGGCCTTAAAAATGCGGGCATTCGTTTGAAATTCCTTAAATCAACTCAAACTGGTGAAGCAGTTTGGGGTAAAATCAATGCTGAAATCGAAGGACAACTTAAACAAGAATTCAGCGATGAAGAAGCAATTCAACACAAATTGACTGCTTTTGTTGTAATTCCAAAAGACTCTGAAAAGTTCGGACCTGCTTGGTTGCAAAAATTTGTTTCCACTCAGATTATCGAGGCATTTGCAGCTGCATTGGAAGCTGCCTACTTGAATGGTGACGGAGACAATAAACCTATCGGACTCTCTCGTACTCTTACAGGGACCGTTGCAAGCGATAAGACAACTTATGCTGGAAAAACTGCTGAAACAACTAACTTGACTTTTGCTGACTCAGCTACCGTAGTCAAAGAATTGACAAAGGTTTACAAACACCACTCTGTTAAAGCGGACGGAAAAACTCCAGTTGCAGTGGAAGGAAACCTCGTGATGGTTGTTAACCCAGCCGATGCTTGGGATGTGAAGAAGCAATACACTTCTTTGAATGCTCAGGGTGTTTATGTCACTGCAATGCCTTACAACCTGATCTTAGTTGAATCTGTGGCACAAACTCCAGGTAAAGTAACTACATTTGTCAAAGGTCGTTACGATGCTTTCGTAGGCGGTGGTATTGAATTTGGACGATTTACCGAAACATACGCTTTGGAAGATTTAAACCTCTACACTGCTAAGCAATTTGCTTATGGTAAAGCTCACGATGAAAAGGCTGCTGCTGTTTGGACTTTAAAATTCCCTGAAGCTTAATTTAGGAGTTGAGTCATGACTGCCGAAGTAGAAACGCATTCTCTCCTTGATGCATTTAAGGAGAGAATGAGGATTTTTCACGACGGAGAGGATGCTAACCTTTCCAGAATGTTAGAAAGCTCTGAACAGGCTATTTTTCAAACCGTGGGTACTACAAACCACAATCCACGGGTGAGAGAACTTATTTTAGAGCGTGCACGATACGCCTACAATGATCAAGTTGAATTTTTTTATCAAAACTTTCAAGGAGATTTGATGGCGTTATCTCTTGAAAATTATAAATTGGAGGAAATAGATGATTAAGGTTTTGAAAGGATTTTACGACCTTAAAGAAGGTCAATACCGCTCAGTTGGTTCCGAATTTGAAGCGACAAAAGAGCGCTTTGATGAAATCAATGAAGCATTGCCTGACTTTGTTGAATGGTCAGAAAAACAACCAGAAGTAACAATTCCTGATGTCCCATCATACTAATCGCCCCAGTTATCGTTACAAAAAGCCTGAGTCTCAAAATGGAGACCTGAGAACTCCCCTGACTTTCTATACTTCTAAGGTTAAAGAGGGGGTTGATGGTCGTGATATGAGTTATAAGAAGGCTTTTTATACGATGGGTCAAGTTTACTCACCTAGTTTCAAAGATATTGAGATTGCGACTGGAAAAGCAATGAAAGCTAAGATGACATTGAAAATCCGTGATCCTCTAACAGATTATCAGCCTGAAAGTCGGCATTTTGTCGAAGTGGGTGATATCCGTTTAGTCGGTAAGAAATGGCATGTCATTGATGTCCGTCCTGATTTTGACAATCGGGATTTTTTGATAGTTATTATCGGAGGTAGTCGTGATGTCTAGTGGAGCAAATCTAAAAGGATTCGATGATGTTTTGAGGAATATCGAAATGCATCTTGGAGACACAAAGGTTAAGCGTGCAACCAGCAGAGCATTAAAAGCAGTTGCAAATGAGACTCTGGAAGAATTTAAAGGTGCTTTGGAAGTCTTTAAAGCTACAGGAGAAACCATTGAAAGTGCTACTGTCGGACGTGTAACTGGACAGGCTGTAGGTGTTCCTGTTGTGAAAATTGGTTTTGGTGAGGGGTCTCGATGGCGTTTAGTTCACTTGAATGAGTTTGGGTATGCCAAAAAAGCGCACCCAAGAGGATTTGGTGTAATTAGGCGTTTTTCAGAGGCAAATGCTAAAAAATATAAATATAGAATAGCCAATCAGTTGAAGATTGAAGGATTTAGATGATTAAGGATAAATTAACCGAACTCTCTAACGCTTTGGAGGAGGATGAGTCTTTATCTGGTATTAGTATCAAGTCATTTGAACGTCCTGAGACCTTGGGAGATGACGAGACGAGTATTGTCATTATTCCTGTCGGACCTCCAATGCAGACCGCTCACGGTAGTAATACTAGCCTGGCAAAGACTTTTATCTATCAAATCAATGTAGAGTCTACTAATCGATTGGAGTGTAAAAAACTCCAAGGAAGAATTGAAAAAATAATGGAAAATCAGGGGTTTTATCAGACTGAAGGTGGTTTGGAACAATGGATCCCTGATATCAAACGCTATGTAGATGCTCGGACCTATAAAGGCCAGAGCGCTCTATACGAAGAATACTAAATTAAAGAAAGAGGTGCTATAAATGGCATTTAAAGGATTCAAACGTTTAACTGTTCGAATTTTGGATGGAGCAGGTACTCCAACATTGGGAACTAATCTATTTGTTATCGAAGGTAAAACAGGAAAAGGTGCAACTCGTACCGCAAAACTAACCGGTTTGTCAAGCGATCCAGTGAAGTCGTACGGAAGTAACGTTGCTTACCATGTTTCAAACCGTGGAGTTGGAGATGTGAAACTTGATGTAACTGCAATCGACTTACCTCGTGAAATGCTCATTAAAGTTCTAGGGCATAAAGCGAAAGGTAAAATTATTAGCGTTGGCGCTGATACGGAACCTCCATATTGTTCAGTGATGCTAGAAACCAGCACGCCGTCAGGGAATATCGCTTATGTCGGACTTTATAAAGGACAATTCTCAATGGATGCGGAGGAATTTGAAACTCTGAAAGATAAACAAGAAGAGTTGTCAGATGACATTTTGAGTTTCTCAGCGATTGCGAGTGATGATACTGCTACCGAAGGAGAATACTATACATATGTAGTCGGTCCAAATGAAACTGAACTGAAAACCTTTAAAGGTGCTCTTAAAATGGATGCTGCAGGATAGGAAGAGGGCGCAAGCTCTCTTTTTATCTTTTTTTAGAAAGGAAAGTATATGGCAAAGGTTAAGTTTACAATCAAAAATGAAAAAGGCGAGGATGTAGTTAAGTCAACCAAAACAATCCTAACAGAGCATTATCGTGATTACTTAAACTTAATGATTGAGTTGGGAAGTGATATCAATGATGTAGAAAAACTAGATAAGCAATTGGAGTTTATCGCCAATCTCTGCGATGATGTAAGCGTTGATGATTTATTGAAGCGTACAAATTTCGCCGATGTAGTAGATATCTTTTCAAGAATTTACGCTTGTTTAGTAGGTGACGAGGACCCAAAGGAGAACAACTAGCACCTGAGCAAGCGCTCACTCGTTTTTATAGTTTTATCAAACAGGTAGCTGAAGGTCCTTACGGCATGAGTATACATGATGTCATGAATACTAGCTGGGAGGACATAATGGGGGTCCTAAGTTGCTTGCCAGAAAAAAATAGCAAGGGAGAGATAGATATTCTCGACCTTTTAGAATAAAAATAGAGAAGGAGGAGATTAAGTGAAATGACAGGTGGAACGCCGTTAGGTCAAATGTATATCGAGCTAGGGCTGGACGTGTCGAAGTTCAATCCTACTCTAAATGGTGCTAAGAATGCGGTTAAATACTTTCAAAGCAATGTAAAAGCGCTAGATAGTTCCCTTAAAAATAATGGGAAAAATACGGACTTGCTTCAAGCTAAGTACAAGACGCTTGGTCAAGCGATTCAATCGCAAAGAAAAGTTCTTGATGAGATGAAGAAAAGTTTCGACACTCTCGAACCTGGTACGGCTAAGTTTGACAAGGCAGCTGCTGAGATTGAGCGTGAGAATGCTAAGTTAGCAGCGATGGAAGGGCAACTTCATCGTGTTAAAGATGCTTTAATTGCTGTTGGTAAAGAGAATAGCTTTGCGAATAAAATGACCGATTTAAGCGACAGGTTAAACAAAAATGGCGATAGATTAAAGAATTTTGGAAATAACGCTTCTAAGATAGGCGGACAATTGACCACGGGCGTAACTGTACCGTTAGTAGCAAGCGCTGGATTAGCAGTAAAAGCAGCTATGGATTATGAGTCAGCCTTTGCAGGAGTAAAAAAGACGGTTGATGGTACGCCAGAACAATTTAATGAATTGAGTTCGAGTATTCGAAAAATGTCTAAAACTATGCCAGCTAGTGCAACGGAAATAGCTGGTGTTGCAGAAGCTGCTGGGCAATTAGGTGTTCCAATTGGTTCAATTGAAGGTTTTACAAAAACCATGATTGACCTTGGAGTATCAACCAATCTAAGCGCTCAAGATGCTGCTAGTTCCATTGCAAAAATCGGAAACATTATGCAGGTTAAAGGCGATGACCTTGATAGCTGGTCAGCCAAATTTGGTGCTACAATTGTTGGATTAGGGAATAATTTTGCAACAACAGAAAGCGACATTGTTCAAATGGCTAATCGTTTGGCTGCATCCGGTAAGATAGCTGGCTTAACAATGCCTGAAATACTTGGGTTGTCAACAGCTATGAGTTCTGTAGGTATTGAAGCCGAAGCTGGTGGAACAGCTATGACACAAACTTTGACTGGCATTTCTAAAGCGGTGTCAGAAGGAGGGAAAGAACTCGATGTCTATGCTGATACGGCTGGCATGACTGCTGAACAATTTGCAGAAAAATGGAGAACCAAACCTGCTGAAGCACTACAAGAGTTTATAAAAGGTTTAGGGAAAGCCGGTGAAAGAGGAAAAGATACAAATAAAATCTTAGAAGTGCTTGGATTGACAGGTATTAGACAATCTAATATGCTGAAATCTTTGGGGCTTGCAGCTGAAACCATGGGTAAAGCCATGGGGGTTGCTAATAATGAGTGGAGCAAAGGTAAAGCATTGTCTGATGAAGCAGGGAAACGTTACGAAACGATGCAGTCAAAACTTCAAATGCTAAAAAATGAAGTAACAGATATTGCAATTGAGTTTGGTGGTCCGCTTTTAGATGCCTTAAAAGATGGATTAACAGCTGGAAAACCTTGGATAAGCCATTTAGCTGAATTGGCTAAAAAATTTAGTTCCCTTTCAAAAGAACAACGAGAAAGTATCCTTAAATGGGGGATGATGGCAGCATCTGCCGGCCCTGCATTGAAGTTATTCGGGAAAGGAACTTCAATAATAGGTAGTTTTGTAAAAGGATTAGGCGGTATTTCAAAAGGGATTGGAATCGTAGCTAGTTTAACTAAAAATGGATTTGGAGTATCCAAACTAGGAAACGAAGCTACCTCTCTAGCAAACGGAGTAGGAGCCATTGCTTCAAAAACATCGCTATTGTCCGAAACTGTTGGAGCCCTTGCTAATCCAATTGGGCTGTTACTTGGCGGAACTGCTTTATTGGCTGGCGGTTTAGTTTATTTGGGCCATAAAAAGGACGAAGCTCGCATCAAAGCGGAGGAATTTGGCTCCACCTTAGATAATGTGCAACGTGGAGAATTGCGAAACTTCCAGAAGACAGTGGATGAAACTAGTACAGCAGTCGCGAACTTTGGTACTCATGCTGGAGATGCTGATAAGGTATCTGGAGCCTTTAAAAAGCTCTATGAAGAGATTGTTGCTGCTGCAGATAAAAGCAACAAACGGATAGAAGAGTTGGGCGCTAAGTGGGGCCTTAGCGAGGAAGATATTGCGAGAGCCAAAGAAAGAAATGGCCGGATTGTATCTAACACTGAGGCTATGATGAATCAAATCAATGAGATTTATCAGCGACATAATGGCGATGCAAGCAAGTTCTCTCAAGAGGAGAAAGAAATCATCCTGAACAATCAGAATGAGATGATTAAGGCGAAACTCTCCATGATGGACTTGTCAGCTGAACAACAGAAGGCAGCTTTACAAGCTTTGAATGGCGACGTCATAAGTCTGAATGAAACTCAATTGAAGCATACTAAAGATGTTTTGAAACAAGCGCTTGATGAGGAAAAGAAACTCTACGAGACCTCAAAGAGTGAGTTGAAAGAGTTGCTAGATGGCAAGGCTATTGATCAGGAGACTTACAACAAGAAATTGCAGACTTTAGAAGCTAACCATACTCAAACTATGGAAGCTTTAGGAAGTAAGTATTACCAGGTCATGCAAACTCTTGATGCTAAGGTAAAAGCTCGAACTGGTCAAAGTTGGAACTATTGGGAAGAAGCCAAGAAGGTTCTGGAAGAATATGGTCTGTCCTATGAAGAAATAGGGAAGAAAGCTGCTGAAGCTTCTCAAAAGGTAGGTAATTCACACAGCATTCTTGCTAAATATACTAGTGAGATGAGCAAGGAAGTGAAAGAGGCTAACGATGCCTGGTCATTGCTTGTCGGCAACATTGATAAGAACGGCAAATTTGAAGTCAAATCTAATGTAAAAGAAGTCATCGGAGAAGCTGCTAAATCTGCGGAAGGTTGGGAACAATTGCAGTTTATTGCTAAGACTGCGGAAATCAACTCAAATGCTCGTGCTACTATTGCTGATGCTCTTGTCGAATCCGGTAAATGGAAAGACATGACTCTGGAAGAGAAACAAGTGATTGTCAAGAACCAAGCTGGTCTACAAGCTATATTTGATAGTGAAACTCATCTTAAGACATGGAACAGTATGCCAACAGAAGTCAAGGAACTTCTTTTGAAGAATACAGATATCATGAGTAAGGCAGATGAAGCCTCAAAAGCTCTGTCTAACTATGAAGCTCTGAAACCAAAACAGAAGGAGTTGCTTGCTAATGATGAAAGTTTAAGAACGGCAGTTGCTCGTTCTACTGATACTCTGACAACCTGGAATGCGACCACACCGTTTACAAAAGATTTGAAGGTAGACCCTACGAATGCTCTGAACAATGGTCGGTTATCTATTGATAAGATTACAGCTTGGAATTTTGCCTCTGTCGAGACTAAATCTTTAAATGCGGTAGATAATACGAGTGCTGCTGTTGGAAGTGCTCAAGCAAGTGTAAACTCTCCGAAACAAGAAGCTCCTATCAATTTGTTTGCGACTGATCAGACTGCTGGTGTACGAAATGAGACAAGCAGTGCTATCAATGCTATTAAGCAATATAATCCAGTGGATATTCTTGCTAAGAATAGCACTTCTGGTACTGTTAGCGAGGTAAAAAGTGGCGTTAACAGTATTCAAGACAAGACGGTTACTATTAACGCTCGAGATAATGCTTCTGGAGTTCTTTCAGGTATTAGGAGCTGGATTGATAGTGTAACTGGTAATTTCTTTACGAATATCTTTGCGAGTAAGCATGCCCACGGTACCAACTATCACCCTGGTGGTCTTGCTATCGTCAACGACCAAAGAAATAGCAACTACAAGGAAATGGTCACTCTTCCAAATGGTCAGAGTTTCATTCCTCAAGGCAGGGATGTCTTGCTTCCTCTTCCGAGAGGTTCAAAGGTCTTGCGGGCTGATAAGACTAGACGCTTGATGCGTGAGGTGGGTGTTCCGAAATATGCTTCTGGTATTGGGATACCGAGCGATGCTAAATTCTTACAAGAAATGGAAACGGCTCAGCGAAATATCACGATTCAAACTACTAATACTCAAAATGGGCAAGATACAGACAAAGTCGTGTCTGAGATGAGGATTATGAGAGCAAGTTTAGAAAAATTGCTTACTGCTATCCTTAACAAGGATTCAGATACTTATATGGATAGTACTGTAGTTACGGATATTATTACTAAAAAGCAAAAAGAATATGAAAAACTACAAATGATGATGAAAGGGGTACTTGAATGAGTGTAGTTACTATGAATTTTAATAAAACCGATTTAAGTGAACTTATCGAAATTCATGATATTCAACGAGAGATCGGGAATAATCGCTCTATCATAACCTCTTATACTGCAAGTGTTGGAGTGAATATTCAACAACAGGTTATAGAAGCGAAGTTCATTGAAGTAAAATTCTCTATTTGGGCTAAAGATAGAAATACTCTCAAGCATAAGCTTGCGGGTATTTTTAATGTTAGCAGTGCTAAAAAGCTTGTCTTCTCAGACGAGCCCGACAAGTACTATTTGGCCATGCCGATTGAAAGCATTTCGATGCAAGAAACGAGTGGTCGTAGATCAACTGGATCAATGAAATTCATCGTGCCAGACGGTGTAGCTCATTCATCAAACTATAAGGAAGTTACTGAGCCGATACCTGCAACAGATAGGCTTGTCTTTGATGTGAATAACGAGGGGAATGTTGACGCTTATCCAATTATCACCATCAAAAACAACTATGAGAATGGATATGTTGGTATTGTTAATGCGCAGTCTGTTTTTGAAATGGGAAATCGTGAAGAAATCGATGCCGAGTGGGTAAAAGCCTCTGAGGTATTGCTTGATTATCGAGGAAGAAAGATTCTTGAAGGTTTGCAAAATGCAACACAAAGTGTCGCAATCACGAACGATAACAGAGAGCGCTTGGTCGGCACTCTTGGTAAATCAGGAAATTGGGGACGCCCACATATCGAATTGTCAAATCGTGGAATCTTGGAAAAAGACCGAAATAATGCTCAGAGCCTTACCTGGACTATTCCAGCTGATAGTTCTGGTGAGATTGGTTCCTTGAATGATTATCTGCTGTGGAGACAAGTCTTTATGGCTGCAACTGCTAATCAGTACGGATACATCAAGGTTACGATTTCTGACACGGAGGGGAATTTCCTGTATGGAGTAGAAACATACAAACGCTATCAGACTTTGGATTGTGAGTACAGTTTCTTCACAACGGACGGGAAGGGTGGTTATAAGTACATCAAATGGTGGTACTTTATCGGTACTGGTGCTGAAGTTTGGAAAACAGATCCTTTTAGTGACTCTAAGGGATGGAGTGAGTTGAAACGCAACGATGACAAGGTTCAAGTCTTTTTCAACGGTTCGTACTATGACTTTGCCATTCCAGAGTTGAAAGACAAAAGATCAGCTAAAATCCACGTTACTTTGGGAGCGATTAGAGACCGTCCTCTTGTAGCGCATATGTATCTTGATGAGTTGATGTATCGTAAGGATTTTGTTTCTGTTGCTAAAGATATACCAAATCGCTATCCGATTGGTTCTACAATCGTCATTAACAATGAGGAAGACACAATCATGGTTGATGGGATTAATAAGTTTGGAGATAGGGTTCATGGTTCTTCATGGATTACACTGCCTCCCGGGAAAAGTCAACTTGAGGTTTATACTTCAAGTTGGGTTAAAAAGAAACCTACAATATCAGTAAAATTTGAAGAGAGGTGGTTGTAGCAATGCTTTTAACAATCCATGATATGAATTTGCGTCAAGTAGCATCAATAGACAATGATAAACAAGGCGCATTGAACTATTATGATGACTCATGGGTTCGCAACCTCGAAACTGGTTCATCCACTTTTGACTTTACTGTTGCTAAGAAAGTTTTAAATACAGACTCTGCTCTTACGAAGATTCATAATCATCTAAACGAGAAAGCTTTTATTTCTTTCGAATATAAAGATAGAACGCATCTTTTTACCGTTCATAAAGTAATTGAGAACGAACAAACTATCAAGGTTAATTGTATCAACCTCAATCTGGAGTTAATCAATGAGTATGCAAATCCTTATAAGGCTACGAAAGCAATGACCTTTGTAGAGTATTGCCAGGAAATGGATTTGCTGAATTATACTCTGCTATCTGTTGGAATCAACGAGATTTCAGAGAAACAACTCAAGCTTGAATGGACTAATCAGGAGACCAAGCTAGCTAGACTCCTCAATTTAGCAAAGCAATTTGGTGCGGAGATTGATTTTGATACAAAACTTCATGCAGATAGTTCTATTAAATCATTTACTGTAAATGTATATCATGAGAACGATGGTGAACACCAAGGTGTCGGGCGAGAAAGAACTGATATCAGCTTGACATACGGGAAAAACATTGGATCTATAACTCGTGAAATCGATAAGACTGGTATTTTTAATACTATCCGACCGACAGGGAAGATGCCAACTGTAGAAGTTGAAGATAGTGGAGAGCGTCATCTATCTAGTCAGAGAGTAAAAAACTCAGATGGTTCGACAACTGAAACGATTATTCGCACTGCTTCAGATGGAACCAAGAGTAAGACTATCGTCCATACCAAAATCACTAAGCTAGCTGACAAGACACGGATTACAACAACTACAACTACACGTTCTGATGGTTCTATTGAACAGACTGTAACTACCAGTAAGAAAGGTGGACCTTCTAATACTGAGAGGCGGATTTTAAGACCTCCCAAGAAAAAGGAAAAAGAAACAGATCCTGAGAAAGAGGTTTTGACAATAGCTGATTTGGGAGATTGGTCGATTAAGAATGAAAAAGGAGAAGTAGAGTTTTACCAGAGAGGTCAATCACTTTACGCTCCTATTTCAATGCAGCTTTATCCTTCGACTTTCACTTCTTCAACAGCTAACGATCAGTGGACAAGACGGGATTTTCACTTTGACACTGACGAGCCAAACGAACTGAGACGACTTGCTTACTTAAAATTAAAACAGCATTGTTATCCAGCTATTACTTATGAAGTAGATGGTTTCGTGGATGCTGAAATCGGAGATACAATACAGATTTATGATGACGGCTTTAACCCGGCTTTAATTGTAAAAGCGAGAATTTCAGAGCAAAAAATTAGTTTTACAAATCCATCTAGTAATAAGACGACCTTTGCGAACTTTAAAGCTTTGGAAAATAAGTTATCATCTGATATTAAATCAGCATTTGAACGACTTTTTGAGAATTCAAAACCTTACATTATCAAATTATCAACGGACAATGGTGTTATCTTTAAAAATCAGATCGGCCAAAGTCTAGTAACCCCAACCTTATACAAGGGAGGGAAAACGGTCGTAGATGGTGTTACTTGGCGTTGGGCGCTCGATGGAGAAGTAACAACAGGGATGACTTACTTAATTAGAGGCTCCAATGTAACTGATACAGTCACTCTGACAGTTGCAGCTTACATTGGAAATAAAGAGGTTGCTGTTGATGAGATATCGCTTGTTAATGTTGTGGATGGAAAACTTGGTACACCTGGAACTCCAGGTCGAGATGGCCGTACTCCTTATGTCCATACAGCATGGGCTAATAATGCAACAGGAACAGATGGATTTAGTCTTGATAGCTCAATCAATAAACTCTATATTGGTATTTATACCGACTTTGAACCAAACGATAGTACAGACCCTAAAAAATATAAATGGGCTAAAGTAAAAGGGGACAAGGGAGAAAAAGGCGATAAAGGAGAACCGGGACAACGTGGTTTAGATGGCTTGCAAGGAGCACGAGGTGAACAAGGATTACCTGGCCGAAATGGAGCAGATGGCCGTACTCAATACACTCACATAGCTTATAGTAATAGTGCTGATGGAACTAAGGATTTTTCTGTAAGTGCCTCTGATAGAGCTTACATCGGTATGTATGTTGATTTTAATAGTGCTGATAGCAATACTCCATCTGATTACAATTGGACACTTGTAAAAGGTTCTGATGGTGCAAATGGTGTGGCAGGTAAGGCTGGTGCAGATGGTAGGACACCATACTTACACATAGCTTACGCCACATCAAATAACGGCTCACAAGGTTTCTCAACTACTGACAGTACAAATAAAATGTATATCGGAACATACACAGATTACACTCAGGCAGATAGTACAGATTACAGAGTGTATAAGTGGACGTTGATAAAAGGAGCAGATGGTACTGGTATTTCTAATGTAACTAATTACTATTTAGCTACTACAGTCCCAACAGGTATCACAAGAGCAAGTGCAGGGTGGACAACTACGCCACAGCCTATCACATCAGACAAGCGTTATTTATGGAATTATCGAGTTGAGCTATACACAAATGGTACAAACAAGACAACAGAGCCTGCTGTTATTGGTGTGCGCGGGGAAAAAGGAGAACGTGGGCAGCAAGGGGCTACTGGAGCCAAGGGTGATAAGGGCGATACAGGTTCTAGAGGACTACAAGGTGAGCAAGGACTCCAGGGGGTACAAGGGCCTAAAGGCGACCAAGGGATTCCTGGACCTAAAGGGGCAGACGGTCGTACACAATATACTCACATGGCCTATGCTGATAACGCAACAGGTAGTGGATTTAGTCAAACAAACACTGACAAAGCCTTTGTTGGGGTGTACATTGACTTTAATTCAACAGATAGCAGAAATCCTGCTGACTATCGCTGGACGAGATGGAAAGGTCGTGATGGTGCCGATGGACTACCAGGTAAACCAGGGGCAGATGGGGGGACGCC